CTGTCTGCCACAGGGCTTACCAGTTTTGGTGTCAACCCATTTCTCTTGGAACCATCTACGTAAGCTCATCTTCTTTTCTTTTTAGTGTAGCCGGGTGCTGTTCTTTTTACACCACCTGATTTGACCTGACCCTTACATACCTTAACAGCATATGCGTTTGCGTATGCAGAAGGGTAGACCTTGAACTTTCTTTTGGCAGCTGCTTTACCACGTGGACATAGTTTTGCCATTAGCGTTTCTTACCTCCATGGCTACAGCCACACTTTTTACCTTTCTTGTGTGCCATTACATATTTACGTCGATAGGGTTACTTTTAAATAGACGCTTTCGTCTTAGCTGTTCCATTAAAGGGTTGCCTCCAGAAGTTGTCTTTATAATGTGTAATGCTTTTGCAGCATCCTTCATACTGATAGGCTCACCAACTTTTTTAACAAAGCCTTGAGCTACTTTTATAGGTTTCTTACTACCTCTTGATTCTGTGATTTTCATTCTGCCTTTTTCATCAGGCTCATAAAATGTTTTCATTAGCACTTCCATCTGCGTAGGGCAAGTGCCTTTCTTGTAGGCTTGCCGTTTGGTTTTTTGAGTGGGCCTTTCATGCCAGACATGCGAGCACAAAATGACCTCTTTCTAGGCCCTCCTCCGGGCTGTGGAGCTTTGAGATTAGAGCCAGTGGCACGATTGTACTTGGCTCTACCTTTAGCTGTCAAGCCGCCTTTGCGACTCTTCTCACCTCTTCCGAGAGACAGGCTTACTCCCTTTCGTTTTCTTTTTGCCATTTCTAAGTTTTGCGAAGTCAGCTCCTGTGATTTTATCTCGGGGTGGTGCTACTCTGGCAATCTTCATTTGCTTGGCAGAGTACTTCTTCTTACCAGCTGGCTTAGGCATTACCAAATACCGGGTATGATTTGCCCTGTCCAAGCGTAGTTGAGTAGAGCTGCAACTATACCTATCATAGCTAGTCTTCCGTTAAGCTCCTCTGCTGGATGCCATTTTTGATTTTCGTGGTTGTGATGTGTCATTTCTTTTTCTTTTTAGTGGTTTTCTTTTTCTTGAGCATGGCCAATCTTTCTTTCATGGTCATCTTTTTTTTCTTAGGCTTCATTCCGCCACCGTAATGTCCGGGCATAGTTAGAACTCCAAATCAGATCTGTCTAGTTTTTCAATTATGTCTTGTCTGTAAGCTGGATCTTTGTCGTAGCGAGGATCACTCATTGCTGCGACTAGCTCTTGCTGACTGCGGAAGACATCACCGCTTTTGGTTGGTGCTTTACCTGTAACCATTCTACCTTCTACTCCGTTTGCTGCGTCGTATTCTGCCTTGAGTCCTGAGACTGCTAGCTTGATAGCTTCGATGCTACCAGTTTCTACGACCTGATCGAACGCAGAGATTGCAGATTTATCAAGGTTACTCTTAGACCAATTAATAATGTTTGCGTAAGCCTGTTCACCACCCGCTGAGTTCTTGATCTGATTGATGTCAGAGTCAGTTATTGCAGGGGCTGGTTCAGAGTTTACTGATTGTTGATACTCTGGGTCAGATTGTACTTCTAGATAAGCCTTGATTAGATCTTGACTTGACATAGAAGAAAACTTAGCCAAAGTTTCGTCTGATAACTTGTTACCGTTATCAAAGTATTCTTTACTAGCGTCAGTGATGAGCGTAGCACCTTCGGAGAACTTAGGTTTCTCGTCGGGTTGCTCCTCTGCGCTAGCTGTTTCTTCACCTTCACCCAGTTTCTTTTGTAACTCTACGTAAGCTTTTTCGAGCTCTTGAGCATCCTTGTACTTACCAGCATATAGCTTCTCTTCCTGTTGAGATAGTTGTTCTCCAACTTGAAGAGAGTCTTGCTCCTCTGGTGTAAGGTTGTCAACTGTAGTTACGTTCTGTGGTTCTTGGTATGATAGTGTTTCTGCCATTCCTTATTGTGGTGGTGTAAATTGTTCAATGGCTGCTTGTGCCTGTTCAGCTAGCTGTGGATTCTTTGCTGGATCCATCAATGGTGTGCCAGCTAACTGACCGGCTTGGTTGACAAGAGACTGGTTTGCTGCATCTGCCTGAGCCTGAGCCTGCATTTCCTGTAGTTGCTCTGCTGTGCGTACAAGATTTAGTATGTCTATACCTTGTGCAGCTGCTAATCGTTTGATAGCTTCAGTAGGATCTATGTATTTTGCTAGAGCCTCTGGGCCTAGTGTCTGACCAACAGTAGCCACAAATCTAGTAAGAGCTTCGTTATCCTGACCCCTGCCTAGACTATTGATACCAGCTACTATCTTGGGTCTTACCAACTCTTTTGGTAACTTAGGTATCTGATTACTACGCTGTAATATCAGCATAGTTCTGTTTAAATATGGTATGAGAAACTCAACCGTAAGCAGGCTAAACAAGCCACCCAACGATTGTTCTAACTCAAGCTGTGTAAGGCGTACCTCCTCAGCTGTAACTCTTTCTGCGTTCCTGATGTTCATAACCAAGAAAGCTTCGAGTATTCTTCTTTCTATTTGCTGCGATAACTGTGCAGCTGTAGCAAAGTCTGCCGTCTTACCGACTTGCACGACTCCTACGTCTTCTGGTCTACCCTGTATGATAGCTCCGTTGCCAGCTTTGGCAAGTGTCCCGGGCTTGGTTGTAGCAGATGGTGACACAAGAAATACAACTTTACTTGCAACACTTGCACCTTCTACAAGAGCTTGGGATAATCCATCAAGACTCCTTAGATCCCCGATGAACTCTTCTACTCTACCACGTCCGTAATCTTCTCCGTCTACTGTATTGAATCGAAGCACTAACCATGGAGAGGCGTTTTTGGGTGCTGTGCTCTGGCTTCCGGCTAGTATCATGTCGTCTACCTCCTGATGCCACCTCCAGCTACCACTACTCTCGTCCATCTTAACACAGGTGTATACCTCAGCGTCGTCTTCTCCAGCACCATATTCTGAGTCACTGTTGACTTCATCGTTAGGTGTAGGCGGTGCAATACCTAGTACCTTACGGCTTACCATTTCTTTGGTAATTATCTCTATAACGTTACCGTTACCATCTCGTTCGACTACATATCTGTTCAATGGATAGTGCTTTAGACCGTCCTTACCCATGAATATCAGGGCATTACCAGATACGATAAGATGCTTTAGTGCTTGGTGTAGCACGACTCTATCGTTCGATGCTGCTATGTAATCCATAATCAATCTCTCTATCTTTGAGAATGATAGATCCATCTCGCTTTTCATCGAGGGGTCGAGTTGCTCACCCAGCTTGTCTTCTCTTACCTGTAGTTTGAAGAAGGCTGTCTGTGGTGGTAATATTGCTAGCATAAGTTTTGCTGCAAGCGTAACCACTGCCTTTGCTCCTACTGACTGGTAGGGTTGGAGTAGAGTTCTTTTGCCGGTTGCGTCGTCATCTTGTCTGACGAGATAAGGTAAGGTAAGTTCTGAACACTCTACTGCTGTGTCTAGAAACTGAGTTCTACCTGATGACAGCATAGAGTATTTAGTCCTTGCCTTATACATTCAATCCTCCTGACTCAGAGCCGGTTTCTCCGCCGCCTGTTCCTAGATTGATTTTGAGAGCATCTGTGCCTGTTCTCTGGGCAGTCCCTTTGGGATCTCTTTTAGCTGTTGTACCGTACTCAACGCCTGCTACCTCATCTGGGTCTAGTAGCTCCTTTTTACTGGGTAGTCTGCTAGCCTGAGTTAGGTCAGGATTTCTTGGTTGAATAGGTTGCGGTGCAGGGGCTGCCGGTGCTGGCGGCCTTGATCTAAATATGCACATCGTCGTTTAGTATTGATTTAATATATTGTACGACCGACTCTTGGCCGGCCCTGTACATGATGGAGGCTAACTCCTCCTTGGGGTGGACTGGATGCCAAGCAAACTTGGATTCCAAATCCTCTACTAACTTCTCAAGTTTCTCTGAATAAAACTTAAGCGTATTGTGGGAGGTTTGTATTTGCATGTTCAAAGAACGCTGGCATGCGAGCTGCTTTTGTGTCGGCAAACTGTGGTGCTTTGCCTTCATACATCAG